TCGCGCCTGTCGACCTGAACCGCTGGTACTGGGAAACGGCCTACCGGCAGGCCTATGCAGCCGCGCTCGCTGAATCCCCCATGGTGAAGCTCAAGCGCTGGTTCCAGTCGCGAACGCTCGCGTTCAACGCGCTCGTCGGCGTGGTCCTGTCGACACTGGTCGCCTACACCGGCGACGTGAAAGAGGCGCTCGGCGAGTACGGCGCTGTCGGCGTTGTGGTCCTCGTCGCCGGCAATGCCGCCTGGCGTTTCCTGACCGACCGGAAGCTGACGAAGTGAATCCGTTGGGCCAGTACGCAACGCTGGCGAAGTGGCTGGCGATCGGCGCTCTGCTCGTCGGCGTCTGGTTCAACGGCCATGGGAGCGGCGAACGCGCTGGAAAGGTGGCCGTTGCCGAGTGCAAGGCGTCCCATGCCGCGTATGTGGCCGAGGCTCAGCAGGCGAAAGCCGCAGCCTCTGAGCTGGCGCGCAGGAAGGAACAGCAGTGGTCCGAGGACCTGGCAATGATCTCGGCCAAATTCGAGGACGACAAGGCGAGGGTTTCCCGTGAAACGAAAGATTCCGTGCTTGCTGACATTCGCGATGGCCGTCTCCGGTTGCGCTACCCAGGCTGTCCGCGAGTGCCCGCCGCCTCCGAAGCTTCCTCCGGTTCCGGCGTCGATCATGGCTCCGCCGGACGCGGAGCTGCAGACGCGGGCGATCTGGCTGGAGCCTACGAGTCCCGAGTCGCCGAGCAAATCTCCGTGAGCCGCATGTCCGACCTTCGGCTAGCCGAGTGCCAATCCGCGATGCAGGCGGAACGCAAGCAGTAACCGCCATGGGCAAGCGCAAGACCGACCAGCAGTACGTCGTCTACACCGACGAGCTGGCGCAGCAGATCCTTGATCGGATCGCGAACGGCGAAACGCTGACTTCTATCTGCCGCGAGGAAGGGATGCCCTCCTACGCCGGCGTGAAGAAGTGGAAGACGCTGCGGCCGGACTTCGCCGCTGCATACAAGGAGGCGCGCGAGATAGGGTTTGACGTTCTTGCAGAGGACTGCCTTGCGATTGCTGACACTCCAGAGGTCGGCGAAATTGTCACTGAAAAGTCGGACGGCACGGTTGAGCGTCGAACCGAAGACATGCTGGCGCATCGAAAGCTTCGAGTCTGGACGCGGCTGCAACTGCTCAAGAGCTGGGACCCGAAGCGGTACGGCGACATGATCCGCCAGGAGCATTCCGGCAGCCTATCGCTGGAGGCAATCGTCTCCGGCAGCTTCAAGAGTGGCGATGGCAGCCACTGACACTGTTCGCCGCTGGCGGGAAGACCCCGTCAGCTTCGTGGTCGACAACTTCGGCATCGAGCCGGATGCATGGCAACGCGACATGCTTGCGACGCTCGGCGGCGCAGAACCAAACCCGCGCCGACGGATCGCCATGAAGGCCTGCACCGGCCCCGGCAAGTCCGCGGTGCTGGCATGGTCGGGGTGGCATCGGCTGGCGTGCTTTGCCTCCAAGGGCGAGCACCCGAAAGGCGCGGCACTGTCGATCACGGCCGACAACCTGAAGGACAACCTGTGGGCAGAGCTGTCGAAGTGGCAGTCCCGTTCACCGTTCCTATCGGCCGCGTTCACGTGGACGAAGGAAAAAATCTACGCGAACGATCACCCAGAGACGTGGTTCCTGTCGGCGCGTTCCTACGCCAAGGATGCCAACGCCGAGGCGATCGGTCGCGCGCTGTCGGGCTTGCACAGTCAGTTTCCGTTCGTGCTGCTGGACGAAACCGGCGACATGCCGGTTGCCGTCGGCAAGGCCGCTCAGCAGATTTTCACGGGCATGCCGACGGACGCGGCGTTCATCCAGGCTGGAAACCCAACCAGTTCGGACGGCTTGCTGTACGAATCATGCAACTCCGGCGCCTTCACGGTCATCACGATCACCGCCGATCCTGACGACCCGAAGCGCACACCGCGCGTCGACATCGACCACGCAAGGGACATGATCAAGGCCTACGGCCGCGACAACCCGTGGGTGATGGCGACGATCCTCGGCCTGTTCCCGCCGGCCGGCTTCAATGCACTGCTGGGCATCGAGGAAGTGAATGCGGCGATGGGCAAGCACTACAGGACGGAGGAGTACGACTTCGCGGCCAAGGTGCTCGGCGTCGATGTTTCGCTGTACGGAGACGATGCCTCCGTGATCTTCCCGAGGCAGGGGCTGGTCGCGCTGGATCCAATCGTGATGCGCAACGTCGGTCCGATGGTCGGCGCTGGACATGTCGGCAGGAAGTGGGACGACTGGTCTGCCGACGCATGCTTCATCGATGCGACTGGCGGATTCGGAGACCCGTGGGCCGCGGCGCTTGAGAACGTCGGTCGCAACCCGATCCGGGTGCTGTTCCATGGGCCGGCGACGAGCAAGCGCTACGCCAACAAGCGCGCTGAGATGTACTTCGAGATGGCCGAATGGGTCAAGGCTGGCGGCGCGCTGCCGCCGGTCCCTGGGCTGTCGCAAGAGTTGACGGCCACGACGTACTCGTTCAAAGGCGACCAGTTGATCATCGAGCCGAAGCAGGAAGTCAAGAAACGGATCGGCAGGTCGCCCGACATGGCCGATGCCCTGGCTTTGACCTTCGCGTACCCGGTGACGAAAGGCGCGGCCATGCGTAGCGCAGGTTCAACTTCCGTCGGCTCCGACTTCGATCCCTACCACTGAGGCGAAAGCATGTGTAGCGCAAGCAAGCCGAGCGTCGAGCATTCGGCTCCTCCGCCTATGGTCGTGCCTGAAGTCACGAACCCTGAAGTGGCGAAGGCCAGGAGCCGGGAACGACAGCGTGCGGCCGCTTCGTATGGGCGACAGGCCACCATCCTCGGCGGCGCTGTCGGCGGCCCCACGTCCCAGCAGAAGACCCTTCTCGGAAGCTGAGCCATGGCTGACGGCATGATCGAATCCGCGCGAGAAATTGCGTGGAAGCGTCTCGCGCACATGAGGGACGAGCGGCAGGAAATGGAAGGGTTGTGGCGGGAACTACGCGATGCGTATGCTCCGAATCGCGGCCGGTTCGATGGCGACAAGCGGAAGCGGGTTGATCGGATCGCGCTGCTCAACAACAAGCCGGCGATGGCCTTCCGGACGCTCGCCTCGGGCCTGCATGCCGGCCTGACCTCGCCGGCGCGGCCGTGGCAGAAGTCGACGATCCGGAACGACGATCTCGGCGAGTTCGGTCCCGTGCGTGACTGGCTGGCGATCGTCGATGACCGGATGATGCGGTACTACAGCATGTCTGGCGTGTACCAAGCGCTCCCGTTCATGTACGGCGAGTATGGCGGATTCGGGACCATGGGCGGCCTCATGTTCGAGGACGACCGGTCCATGTTCCGTGTCGAGCCGTACACCGTCGGCGAGTATTACCTGGCCCGAGACGATCGCGGCGAATACGACACGATGTACCGCGAGCTGACCATGACGGTCCGCCAAGTTGTGTCCCGGTTCGGAAACACGGACGAGAAATTCAAGCGCCTGTCTGCGGAAATTCGTGAGAAGTGGGGGAACGCAAGCCGCCGGGAAGAAGACGTTTCGCTCCTGCATTGCGTCCAGCCGGACGGCACTGGGGCATGGGAAAGCATCTGGTGGGAGGCGAAGTGTGCTGATCACAAACGCCCACTGAAGGTCGCAAGGTTCGAGGAAAACCCGATCCTTGCCGCATCGTGGGAATACATCGGAACGGATGCCTATGCGGCAAGCTGCCCGGGCATGCTTGCCCGCGGCGACGCCAAGGCGCTGCAGATCGACGAGCGGAGAAAGTCTCAGGCAATCGAGCGATCATCGAACCCGCCGATGCAGGGGCCGATGAAGGCCACGGGGGTCAACCTGACGCCAGGTGCCTACAACACCGTCGATCAGATGCAGGCGACAGGTCAGAACGGCGGCATTCGATCCGTCTACGACATGCGCCCCGACATCGCTGGCCTGCTGGACAACATCGCCAAGCGTGAGCGCCGGATCGACACGGCTTTCTACGTCGACCTGTTTCTCATGCTGACTCTCGACGATCGATCGCAGCGGGCAACGGCCGAGGAAATCAGGGCGAAGTACGACGAAAAGGTCCTCGCGCTCGGGCCAACCCTGGAGCAGGCGAACGTCATGCTCCGCGGGATGCACTCGTTCGTGTTCAACCTCATGGTCCGCAAGTCCATGCCGATCTGGCGCGGAGTGCTGGATGGAGATCCGATCCTTCCCGAGCCGCCGGCCGAACTCATGCGCGATGGGGTAGAGATCGTGCCCGAATTCGTGTCCGCATTGCAGCAAGCGCAGCGGTCCCAGCAGTTGCAAGGGCTGGAGCGTTACGCGTCGATGGTCGGGAACATGGCCGCGCTGGAGAAGAAGATCCCCGAGAAGTTCGACGCCGACCAGTTCATGGACGAGTACGCGACGGCGCTGGGGGTCAATCCTCGCGTGGTTCGCGACGACGACGAGGTCGAAGCCATGCGCCAGCAGCAGGCTCAGTCGGACCGCATGGCGCAGATGGCGCAGATGGCGCCAGCGATGCGTGATGCCGCGGGCGCTCTGAAGGACGCCGGCGAAACCGTTCCTGCCGATGGCTCAATCCTCCAGGTGTTGGGCGGTGCTGCTGCCGCCGGAGGCATTCCCGGGATGATGCCGCAGTGAGCGCCGCGTCGAAATTCGCCAAGCGCTTCCAGCGCGAGCGCGAGGAAGACCTGCGCTGGTTGATCGGCGACGTTCGCGGCAGGCGCATCCTTCACCGTCTTCTCCAGGCCAACGGCTACGCGACGCCAGTGTTCAACGGCAACAGTCGCGATGCGATGGTCATTGGGCGGCAGGCCGCCGTCACCGAGTTCCTGAACGAGATTCGCGCGATCGATCTCGCTTCCGTCCATGCGATGGAAGTCGAAGCGGTCGCCGCCGAGAAGTACGCCAAGGCGCAAGAACAAGCCGCCGGCGACGACGACACCGACGACTAGTCGGTCACAACCACCCACCGGAGCACCACCCCATGACTGCCGAAAACACGGCGGCAACGGCCACGGCTGACCCCAGCGCCGCGCCCGCCACGACGACGGCCGCGCCTGACACTCCGCCCGCAACGAATCCCACGGCACAAGACGGCACGCAGCCAGCGCCGCCCGCTGAAGGCGCCGACACCGACACGGCAACCACTACCGCCCCCGAAGCCTACACCTTCGAGATGCCGGAAGGCATGACGCTCGATGAAGGTCTGGCCGGCAAGGTCACGCCGATTCTCCGCGAGGCGAACGTCTCTCAGGAACTGGCGCAGAAGCTGGCAAGCGCATTCGCCGAGCACATCAAGGCCGCCAACGAAGGGGCAGGCGAAGCGTTCGACAAGGCCTATGCGGAGCGGAAGCAGAAGGAAGACGCAACCAATCGCGGGCAGTGGATGGAACAGCTCAAGGCCGACGCGGAACTCGGCGGCGCCAAGTTCGAGTCCGTAAAGGCTCGCGCCATCGAAGCCGTCGGCGCTGTCGGTACTCCGGAAATGAAAGCGGCATTCGACGAGAACGGATGGGGCAACCATCCCGAACTCGTCCGACTCGTGCATCGCCTCATCGACTACGTGCCGCCCGAGAAGGGCGAGCGCGCGGCTGGTGGTGGCGGGGCTGAGCGCCGCCCTGAACAAGTGCTCTGGCCTGACCTGCCGGCGCGCTGACACCTCTCCCCAATACCTGAAGGAAACACCCCATGGCAACCCTCGCTACCGCGTCGGGCGCAGTGACCCTGCTCGACTTTGCCAAGTCGATCGACCCCGATGGCAAGACCGCCAAGACCGTCGAACTGCTGTCGCAGTCGAACGAAATCCTCGATGACATGGCCTGGGTCGAAGGCAACCTCGCCACCGGCCATCAGGCCGCGATCCGCGCCGGCCTCCCCGTCGCCGTGTTCCGCAAGATGTACGGCGGCGTTCCGCCGAGCAAGTCGCTGCGCACCACCGTTACCGACTCCTGCGGCGTGCTCGAAGCCCGCAGCGAAATCGACAAGGCGGTCGCTGACCTCAACGGCAATTCGCAGGCGTTCCGCATGTCGGAGGCTTACGCCTTCCTCGAAGCGATGAACCAGACCTTCGCCGAAGCGCTCATCTACGGCGACATGACGACTGATCCGGAGAAGTTCAACGGCTTCGCCCAGCGCTACAACACCATCAGCACCGGCACGTCCGAGATCGCCAAGAACGTCATCTCTGCCGGCGGATCGGGCAACTGCACCAGCGTGTGGCTCGTGGTCTGGGGCCCCCAGACCGTGCATGGCATCTTCCCGAAGGGATCGTCCGCTGGCATGCATCACGAGGACCTCGGCATTTTTGATGCCTTCGATGCCAACAATGCGCGATTCCGTGCAGTCGGCGACCGCTGGGAATGGAAGTGCGGCCTTCACGTGAAGGACTGGCGCTACGTGGTCCGCATCGCGAACATCTCGATCACGGACCTGCTGGGCCAGAGCGGCACCCAGGCGAACACCGCGGCGACCTGGCTCCCGAAGCTCATGGTCAAGGCGATGGCCCGCATCCCGTCGATGGGCATGGGGCGTGCCGCGTTCTACGCGTCGCGCACCGTGAAGGAAATGCTGTCCGTCGGCGCGCTCGACAAGTCGCAGGCTGTGCTGTCGATCCAGGACGCGGTCAGTCAGTACGGCAAGCCGGAACCGGGCTATGTGGCTCGTGGCGGCGTGAACCTCCTCGGCATCCCGGTCAAGACCGTGGATCGCATCCTCGAAACCGAATCGGCCCTGACCTAAGGAGCCCACCCCATGGCCTTCATCGACAGCATGAACGAGTTCTCGGACGCACAGGCGCTCACCGCCACTGCGATCTCGACGAACGTCTACGATCTGTTCTCCGTCCGCAAGGGCGGTTCCTCGACCGCGTCGGACATCTCGCCGAATACCCGAATCGACATCGGTGCCGGCAACAACAACGACATCTGGCTGGTCATCACCGTCAACACCACCTTCACGACCGGCACCAGCGCGACGCTGATCGCCACGCTGGAGACGGCCGATGACGCCGGCCTCACCACCAATGCGACCGTTCTCGCCACTTCTGGCGCTGCGCTCGGCGCCGCCTCCCTGACCAAGGGAACGCAGCTCATCGCAGTCCAGATCCCGGCCGCGCTGTATCGCCGGTACATCGGCATTCGGTACACGGTTGGTGTCGGCACGTTCACCGCCGGCGCCGTGGATGCGTATCTGACCATCGATCCGCAGATCAACCGTCCGTTCAAGTCGGCCTTCACTGTCCAGTAAGGAGAAGCCTATGGCAACTGAAACGCTGGACACGACGCCGGTCAAAGTGGTTGCGGTTGACCGCGGCCACGATGGAACCACGATCCGCGAGGTGGGCGAGGAGTTTGCGCTCCCCGCCTATCGGCTCTCCGATGGGTCCACGTGGTTCAAGGCGGTCGAGACCGAGAAGCCGGAAGACAAGCCGGCCAAGAAGTAAGGCACTGACGGGGCGGCTCCGGCCGCCCCGTCTTCGGAGCATTCGATGAATCAGGTCGAAGTCTGCAATCTGGCCCTGAGTCGGGCCGGAAATGGAGCGTCGTCGGCGATCGTGTCGCTGGATGATGCGTCTGAGGCAGCCCGGTGTTGTAAGCGCGTGTTTGCCCAGGTCATGCGTGCCGTACTGAGGGAATTCGACTGGTCCTGGGCGAAGGGCATCGTTGCACTTGCTATCTCCAGCGAGACCGTGCCCGGGTACGCCTATGCCTACGCTTACCCGGACGCGTGCGTTCGCGTGCGGTCGATCGGTCCAGTAGGGTTCAGCCCGGGCCGTATGCCAAGCTACCGAATCCCCTACGAGATCGTGGCCTCTGCGAACGGCGAGTCGCGCTTGATCGCGACCGATCTGCAGGATGCCGTGGCCTTCATCACCCGAGACATCACCAATCCATCCTTTGCTGATGCGCTGTTCCACGAAGCGCTCGCATGGCGCCTGACCCGCGAGCTGGCGCTTGGCCTCAAGGCAAATCCGCAGATGGCTACGGCCGCGGAGCAGGAATACAACGTTGCCCTCTCCAAGGCGGTCGCGGCCAATGACCAGGAGCAAGTTCGAGACGAGGAGCTGCCAGAGGATGTGCGCGAGTACGGCGGCTACTACGCCCTGCCGAATGGAGCGTACTCGTGCCGGTGATTCTGCAGCCGTCGTTCGGTGGCGGCGAATACGATCCCAGTCTGTGGGGAAGGCAGGATCTCGGTCGCTATGGCATCAGCGGGCGCCTCGTCAAGAACTGGATCGTGCGCCCCACTGGCGGCCTTGAGAGTCGTCCCGGAACGCGATTCATCGGCGAGGTCAAAGACTCCGCCCGCCCAGTGAGGTTCATGCGCTTTCACATCAGCGAGGAGCTGGCGTATCTGTGCGTGCTGAACGCCGGGGTCATCCAGTTCATCTATCGTGGCGCATTCGTCGAAAGCAGCGGGTCTCGAATCGAAACCTCGCATCCGTATGCGGATGACGAAATCGCTGACATCAAGTTCACCCAGTCCGCGGACACGATGTTCCTTGCGCATCCGAACCATGCGCCGCGTACCCTGCGACGGACTGGCGCCGCTGCATTCACGATGTCGGCGATGGCGCTGAGGGAAGGCCCATTTCGGGTCATCAACCCTGACCAGGCGCTCAAGTTCGCCGCGTCGGCCAAGACTGGCAGCGTCACCATCGAGTCGAACTTCGACATCTTCTCGTCCAGCATGGTTGGTTCGCTGGTCTACCTTGAGCCGGAAGCGCTGGGCAATATCAAGCCCTGGGTTCAGGGCGAGCGCACGCCGAACCTCGCCGTCGGCTCGCTTCGTATGAGCGACGGCAAGGTCTACAAGGCCACGACCGTCAGCATCCCCGGCGGGACCGGCGCCTACTGCGAGACAGGCAATGTCAGGCCAACGCATGAGGTCGGTCGGGCATGGGACGGGTCGGCTGACAGTCGCACATTCGACACGATCAACTACCGGGTTGGCGTGGAGTGGGAATACCAGCACTCCGGCTACGGAATCGTCGAGATCACCGGATACACGGATGCAAAGCACGTCACCGGAACGGTCAAGAAGACCCTGCCAGACCAGGTCGTCGGCGGACTCGGGACCCCTTCCGCGTCGTGGACGTTCAGCGGCGATGGATCGACGAAGGTTTTCTCGATCACCGGTGCGACGAGCATCTCGAATTACAACTACGGCGTCCGGATCAACGGCTCTCCCGTGCAGCCTGACCCGAACTATGTGCCTCCTGGCGGTGGGACGGGAAGCAACAACCCCTATACGGATGAGCTTCTGCCATGACGCAGGGTTGGAACATCGATGCCGCGGCTGACACGATCACGTTCATCGATGCCCCGCCGTCCGGGACAAACAACATCATCGTGACGGAGTACGCGACGGCCGAGATCAACGCTACTTCGGTCTGGGCGCTTGGCGCTTGGAGTGCCGCTTACGGATACCCGTCCGCCGTCGAGTTCTACGACGATCGCCTTGGATTCGCAGCGACCGTCTCGCAGCCTCAAACGATGTGGTTCTCGCGGACAGGCGACTACTCGATGTTTGGGAAGTCGACCCCTGTCCTAGACGACGACGCATTCTCGGCGACGATGAATGCTCGGCAGCTCAACAAGATCAATGCGCTGATTCCGAAGCAGGACCTGCTTGTCGCGACGACGGGCGGCGTGTGGAAGGTCAGCGGCGGAGACACCGTGGCATTGACGCCGACGACAGTCACCGCACGACCGCAGCCATCCGTTGGCGCGAACGAGTTGCCGCCTCTCGACGTAGGGGAGACGGCGATCTATCAGACGTACCTCGGCGGCGAGGTGCGCGATCTCTCATACGTGTTCGAGAGCGATGGGTACGCCGGCTCGGACCTGACCGCATTTGCTGGGCATCTCGTGCGCGGATACTCGCTCGATTGCTGGGCATGGTGCCCGCAGCCATGGTCGGCGGCATTCGTCGCACGCAGCGACGGAACACTTCTGACGCTGACCTACAAGCGCGAGCACCAGGTTGTCGCATGGGCAAGGCACGACCTGTCCGGTGGCGCCTGTCTGCAGGCGGAGGGCATCCCGGAGGGGGACGTGACCGGGACGTACCTGTGTGTCAAGCGCGAGGTCAACGGTCAGACTGTCCAGTACATCGAGCGATTGACCGATGTCGTGAACGACGACCTTCGAGAAGAAGTCGGCGTCGACTGCAGCCTGTCCTACGATGGAAGGAACAAGTCCTCCACGACATTGTCGCTGTCAGGCGGCGCTGCGCCTGGCGAGCAGGTGACGGTCACGGCGTCGGCATCGATCTTCAGCGCCTCCAATGTCGGAGACGAAGTCGTAATCGACTACGACGGGATCCCGTGTCGCATTCGGATTTTGGCGCAGGACAGCGGAACCGTGGTTCGCGGGATCTCTTCGCGCGCCTTGAAGGCAGGCGATCTGTCACCTGGCACGAACTGGGCGCTTGCGGTGGATACGCTTTCCGGCCTTGACCATCTTGAGGGCGAGACCGTTCTTGTCGGTGGCGATGGTATGGACCTCGGAACATTCCTCGTGTCCGGAGGCTCGATCACCGGCGTGCCTCCTGCGGTGATCTCGCATGTCGGGCTTGCCTACGATAGCGATTTCGAGTCGCTCGACATGGCGATCATCGGCAACGAGTCGGTGGCGAATCGTCGAAAGCTGATTCGCGAGGTCGGTGTACTCCTCTACAACACCAGAACGATCAAGGCCAGCGGGAGCGGGTATGCCTATCTCGACGAGCTTCAAGCGCGGAATGTCGATATGTCGATGTCGGTTCCTCCGGAGTTGCGCACCGAATGGGTGACGATCCCGGTCGACGGTCAGTGGGGGAAGAATCCTCGCGTCTACATCCGGCACTCCGGTCCGTATCGCGCTCGCGTGCTTGCAATCGAGCCGAAGGTGGAGTTCGGAACATGAGGGTTGAGATCAGGCCCTCCATCGAATCCGACATCGACGCAATCGAATCCGATATTCGTCCTGCGGATGTCCTGGAAATGCGCGCGCTCGGCACAACGACTAGAGACGCGATGCGACAAGGTCTCGGCCTGTCCGACTGGGCGCTCACTGGCCTGCTCGATGACATCCCCGTCTGCATGTTTGGGGTCGCGCCGTTCGACGTTCTTCTTGGCAAAGGCGTTCCGTGGATGATCGCTGCGAATGGCCTTGAGCGCGGGCAGATGCAGTTCCTCCGGAAGTGCCGCCCCGTCGTTGGCTGGATGCTCGAAAGCTACCCGAACCTGTCCAACCTCGTGCATGCCGAAAACGCCATCGCGATCAGATGGCTTCGCTGGCTCGGCTTCGTATTCGTGGCTGACCCCGATACGGGCCGGCCCATGGAATTCAACGTGAACGGATTCGCATTCAATGCATTCACGCAGGAGAAGCCTCGTGTGTAATCCGGTTGCATGGGTCTATGCCATCGGCACCGTGCTGACGGTGGCGGCTGGCGTCCAGCAGGCGAAGTCGCAGAAGGCGGCCGCCGAGTATCAGGCCGATGTCGGCAAGCAGAATGCCGAGCTGAACGACCTGCGCGCCTCACAGTCGGCGACGATTGGTGCGATCCAGGAAGAACAGCATCGCGCGAAGGTCCGGCAGATGGCCGGTGCGCAGCGAGCGCAGTTCGCAGCGAATGGCATCGATCTCGGTTCTGGCGTCGTGCAGGACATCGTCGGACAGACCTACACGATGGGCGAGACGGACGCGCTGACCATCCGATTCAACGCAATGAACGAGGCATGGGGCTATCGCACTCAGGCCGTGAACGATCGCAACGGTGCGCGCTTCGCGAAGTGGTCGGGACAGCAGCAGGCGACTGGGACCTACCTTTCGACTGCTGCCAGTGTAACGAGTTCAGGCTATGGCGCCGCAAAGGATGGCGTATTCAGCCGCCCGAGCAGCACCGCGCCGAAGGGGTATGG